AACATGATCGTCCGCAACGATGTCGGAGACGGTGTCATCAAGAAGCTGCCTGAGCTGCACAAGTTCGGCTATGCGATGGATATGCAGCCATGAGTGCGCCCAAGCTTACAACGTACAATACTGGAACGCCGGCCACCGCCATCACCGGCGACCAGCTCAACACGTTCATCCAGTCCTGCGATAGCGTGATCCAGCTGCGAGCGTTTGTGGCGCAGCCTGGACAAATGGTCTACGTGCGCGGATTTTCCACCATCAACGACGGCGGGCAAGGCTTCTTTTATTATGCGCTGGGATCAGCGACGGATGACGGCGGCATCACGACGGTGGTCCCCACAACGTATCCTCCTGCTTACTGGTATCGATCTTCCGGTCTTAACACGATCAGCCAGAACTATGTTCGCAATACCACGGTAGGCCAGACCACCATCACCGCCAATTACACGCCGGGTTATGTGTTGGTGTACTTGAACGGCGTTTTGCTGGCTCCCAGTGATTACACCGCAACCAACGGCACGACGATCACGCTATCCGTTGCGGCGGGTGCGAGTGACACAATCGATGTGTTCAGCCTTTCCACCATCTCGATCTACAACGCGGCCACTACGTCGCTTAACAACGTGGCAAGCGTCAGCCTTTCCAACTACGCCAACGATGCCGCTGCCGCAGCGGGTGGGGTGCAAGTGGGTCAGCTTTATCGGAATGGTTCCGTTGTCCAGGTGAGGGTCACCTAATGTCTATCCCCAGGAACCTTGCGCTGTTTGCTGAAAACATCACTTCCGGCGGCGTGCTGAACACCACCGGCGGAGGTACGGGCACGACCACGTTGACTGGCACCGGCAACCTTGTGCTGTCTAACAATGCGACGCTTGTAGCTCCTGCCCTGGGAACGCCAGCTTCGGGTGTCGCGACAAATCTGACTGGCTTGCCGTTGACGACGGGTGTCACGGGAACGCTGCCCATCGCGAATGGCGGCACAAATGCTACGACGGCAACGGCAGCGACCAGCAACATCCAGTACTTGGGCAGCGGCACGGGCGCTATGGCGCGTTCTGTAACTGCAAAGTTGGGTGATTTTGTGAGCGTGCTTGATTTTGGCGCGGACCCAACCGGCGTTGCCGATAGCACCACTGCAATTAATAACGCAATAATTGCATCTAGCGGAAAGGTGATTATTCCCGGAGGCACGTACAACGTCGCCGGAACAATTACAATAAGCAAACCTTGTCAGATTTTGGGAGATGGTGTTGGCGTAACTATTATTTCAACGTCGTCAGCAACCGCCAATGTTTTTGTGATGAATGCTGGCTATCAAATGATAGCTTCAATGACCTTTACATCGTCCGTTACGCGGACGGCTGGCGCTTACATTAGCATTACTGCAAATTGTTCAAATTCGCGAGTGCGCGATTTTTATATGAATTCTCCTTACATTGGGATTTTAGGAACAAATACCAATTCTATTTGGATCGACACGGGAACAATTTACAACACCGTTGCCAGTGGATTTGGCGTCCAATTAACGGGCGGCGGCAATGATATCTATCTAAATAAAATAACAATGTCGGGTTCGTCAATTGTCGCATCCGCGGGCATTAATCTTATTAATGTTGGCGCAGTTAATATCACCGACTGCGATATTATCAGGCACGGGTCTGATTTGTTGATAAACCCGGGTGCATCGCAAGTCGTGACATCAATTTATGTGGAAAACACGTATTTTGACACCGCGACCAATGGAATTGTTATTGCTCCAACAAATGCTGGCGGAACCGTTCAGGGTGTTCGTTTTGTGGGATGTTGGGCCTCTGCTCACACTAACGTGGGCGTTTATATTGGCAATGTTGGCTCAATTTTTGGTGTTGAATTTGTTTCGCTGTATGCGTTTTCAAACGCAGCAAATGGCATTGTTGTTTCTGGCGGGACCGATATTCGTTTTGTGGGGGGGGCTTCTTGCGGATCAACGTCTGGAAGCGGTGCATCGATTGCGGCCAACGTTTCGTTTTTCTCATTTATCGGAATGAGACTTGGAAATGGTTACGGCAAATCCGGGAGCGCGGGAAACGGGATTTTCATTGCGCCTGGCACAAGCGGTAATTTTTCCATTATTGGATGCGATTTGACCGGAAACACTGGTTCATCGTTGTCCGATGGCGGAACCGGAGGCGGGAAAAACATTTATGGAAACAACGGAATTGATCCCGGCGCAACGTCCAACATTTCCGTGACCGCATCTCCATTTACCTACACTGCGGGTGATAGGCCGGAAACCGTTTATATTAACGGCGGCACGGTTAGTTTGGTAACTGTGGACGGAGTGGGCGTTTTCCAATCTTCAAACGTAACCGTAAGATTGGGTGCGGGTAAATCTGTTGTTGTGACCTATTCTGTTTTGCCTGGCATGGCCAAAACAATTGAATAGTGTTTGTGAGGGAATCCGTGACCGACGCATACCGCAACCTTCATGACTTCAACGCCGCCGCGTGAGGATTAAACTATGTCCGTCTCTCTGCTCCCCAGCATCATCCCTGAGTTCCTGATCCAGGGCGTCCCGGCCTCTGGGGGGCTGCTGTATACCTATGCAGCGGGGACCACGACCAAGCTCGCGACCTATACGGATTCCACGGGATCCACTCCTCAGACAAACCCGATTGTCCTGAATGCCAGAGGGGAACCGCAGAACACGCTGGGTAACTCGGTGGGCCTCTGGCTGACCAACTCCACGGCTTACAAGTTCGTGTTGTCGCCTTCGACCGATACCGACCCGCCGACGAATGCCATCTGGACCATCGACAACATCACTGCCGGCCAGCTCACCGGGACCAGCTACACGGCCACTGGAACCAACGCCATTGCCCTGACGCCAGGATCAAACACGCCTACGCCTGTCGCCTATGCAAACTACAACACATACGTCTTCGCCGCTCCTGCGACCTCTACGGGTCCTGTGACGCTTCAGGTGGGATCGCTTGGATATCTCAACGCCTACATCAACGGCGTCCAAGCTACGACGGGACAGATCCAGTCCGGTGAGATCATCATCGCGGTCTACAACTCCGCTTTGAACTCCGGGGCTGGCGGCTTTGCGCTCTACTTGTCCATCAACCCGCAGCAGCTGCTCTATGGTGCCGATACGGGTGCAGCCAACGCCTACGTGGTCAATCCGACCAATGTGCTTTCCGCGTTGACCACCGGGCAAATCATCACTTTTATCGCTGCAAACGCCAACACTACGGCGGCCACGCTGAACGTGTCGGGCCTCGGGGCGAAGGCGATTGTTAACCAGGCGGGCGCTGCGCTGATTGCCAACCAGATCTTGGCCAACAGTACGTGCATCTGCGTTTACAACGGCACCAGCTGGGTGATGTCCAACACGGGATCCACCGGCTATCTTAATGCTCCGACGGTGACCAATGGCCTAACGGTGGACAGCTTTGCGGGTGCTGGTCTCGCAACCAATGCCCAAGCCAAGGCTTCCTCCGGTAGTGTGGTGCTGACGCCGTCCTCTATCGCGGGCAATGTCACCACGGGTTCCAACGGCTCCATATCACTGCCTGGCGGTTACATTGAAAAGTGGACCGCCGTATCGGGCAACATCAATACCAACGGCAGTTACACGTGGCCGGTCGCTTTCCCCACGGCCTGTGACAACGTGCAGATTTCGTTCACTGCCGCCTCGGTGTTTAGCCCCAGCTTGAATTACATCATCACTGTCAACTCTGCCTCTACCAGTGCTTCGCAGGTGGCGTGGTTCTGGCAGGTCAACGGCGGCACCAACGGTTCCGGTTCTGCTACCACCATCTACATTCGCGCACTGGGGCATTGATCATGACCGACTGGCAGGCAGCATTTGACGGCGCAGTGGCTCTGGTCTTTACCGGGATCGGCTGGTTTCTCGCCACGCTCTATCGGGACATGCGGTCTCTGGAACAGAACCTCACCGACTTGGTGCAGGAGCTTCCGAACACGTATGCCCGCCGGGATGACCTCAAGGACCTGATCTCCGAAGTCCGCGCCACGCTGCGTAGGATAGAGGACAAGCTTGACGGGAAACAGGACAAGTGACGACGCCGTTCCTCGTTGACGACATTGAGAACGAGGAAGGCCGGTTTCTCCACGCCTATCCCGATCCGCTGACGCATGCGGCCCCGTGGACGGTGGGTGTGGGGTTTACGGGGCCTGACATCGGACCCAATACGACGATGACCGACGCTCAGGTGGATGCTGAACTAGACCATCGGGTGGAGATGATCTGCGGCGAGCTAGATGCGAAAATCCCTTGGTGGCGCGATCTGTCTGATGTTCGCCAGGACGTGGTGGTCCAGATGGCTTACCAACTCGGTGTGGCGGGTTTGATGACCTTCACCCAGACGCTGGCTTGCCTACGAAGCGGGGACTGGTCTGGAGCGGCGGCGCATATGCTGGACTCTCGAGCAGCATGTCAGACGCCTGCCCGGTGGAAACGCCAAGCTAGGCAGATGCTGCTGAACGAGCGGGTGTGGTTGTAAATCAAGGGGTTGCGTGATATAGGGCGGGCAGAGGTGCATCATGCTTCAAGAAATGATTGACGCCGTTATCCGCCACGCCTTGACCGGCTTTGCTGGCGTACTCGTTGCCCATGGATATTCCACCAATGACCAGGCGCAGGCCGTGGTGGGTGGTGTCATGGCGCTGATTGGAATTTACCTGTCTTACAAACACAAGCAAGCCATGCTGAAGGGTCACTAATGTCGCTCACCTCGCAACTGCTCAAGAACCAGATCACCGCTGAAGACTTCGCCGTGAAGGCTGCGGCTGACGTGTACAAGGCCGTGCAATGGTTCCAGGT